TCGCCAAATAGATCAGCGTTGAAATTCATCGTCGCTTCAGTGAATGCCTTCGTGATGTCGAGATCGCTAACGTCAGAACACGTTGCGTCGGCGCTCGGTGCCGTGAGGCCGTACAGTGTGGCATAGCTAAAGTCGCGACTGAACCACGCTTTGAAGTCGTCTAAGGTGATGTCGCTTACTGCTATCATTGGCGCCGCCTTTAGCTAGACGACTCGTTTGACAAGTCCTGGAAAGCATTTTTCGAGGTAGTCTGCTTGTTCGACCGTCACGCTAAGAACACAGTTTTTTCGAAGAACCTGTGTCTTACTTAGCGTGATGCTGCCTTCGCGAATGGAAAACACCTGAACCATGCCTGGCTCAGATGTTTCCTTTTTCTTTGTTTCTTGTTTCTTATCGTCCATCGTTTCAGCTCGCGTTGGTGAAGTAGTACATTTCGAGGGGGCGCTGTGCGACGACACCAGTCAACTGTCCGTACGCCACATTCTCCCAGGTGAATCCGTTCACGGTACCCGCGACAGTTTGGATATACTGGATCGGGATATCCATCTTCAATGACGACTCGTCATAGTTTAGCATGACGTAGAAGTTGTTCGTCAAATCAGGCGAATTTGCCTTATCGCAGTACGCGCACGGCAAAATTTTAAAAGCCTGGTTTTGCGTGATCGTCTTGAATGCTTCCTCAAGAAGCTGCAATTTCGTTTTGAGAGGATAGGTAGCAGACGGGAAGTTGATAAGGCCGTTCCACTCTTTCTCCGGCACGATAAAATGCGTCGGGCGAGCAGTACGGTTGCAATTGTTCCTATAGACTTCATAAACGGAACCGACGAACGTGTTGAAGTTGTCGGCCGTCATCGCATGAATGAAACCAGGAATGGTCGTCGCGGTGTTGGTGTTGACGTTCGCGTTATTGAGCAGGCCGGTTTCGCCAGCGATGCCAAGGAAGGCCGCCGCTTGAATGCCCAAATCCCATTCTTTGCGCCGCGAAAGCTCCCTGGACTCGATCAGCGAAAACAAAGTATTGGATTGGAGGGCCTCTTGGAGTTCGAAGAGGTTGTAGGAAATGGATTTGGCCCAGCTCAATACGTTCTGCGCTACCTGGTCATAGGCGGCATCGGTGCGAGCGAGCTGCGCGTTGTTAGACGCGTTCGAGATCAGACCGCTGGCAAAGCCTTCGCCTTTGACGAAAGTACGCCAGTTAATGATCTGACGCTTGTACGCCCCGTTGCCCATCACGATTGGGACGTAATCCGCCGGTGGGACCTCATAGAATTTTTGCTCGCTGACTTTTCGCCCCACGGCAGTCAGCGTGCTTATAATCTGGCTGTATCCAAGCGAGTTTTTCATCACTTCGCCGGTTTTGGGATCGAAGAATTGCAATGGATTTTTCATATCTTTTTACTCTCCCAGTAAGTGAGTGAGCCGCACGAAGCGACTCACATTGTTTGTCGTTACGCCGTTGGGCCAGTCGGTCCTGTCGGGCCTGTCGCGCCTGTGCCGCCAGTCGCGCCAGTCGCGCCTGAGATCGACGAGCTGAAGACGAACACGCGAAGCAGCGAGTCATTGCCTGACGCGTTTTCCATCGCGATTGCGACGATAGTATTCGCAGCGGTCTGACGTGCGACTTTCACGGCCGAATAGTCGTATTGCAAAGAATCTCCGCACGTGATCGATGCACTGGCGGTCGCCATGACGATTGCGCCAAGAACGCCAATCTGGACGCGCTCGCCAACGGCATACGCGTCTTTTAACGGGTTGGTAAGCACGATGCCAAAATACTTTGACGTCGCGCCAGTGCCTTTGATGACTTTCGTTACGTTCGGCGCTGTCGTCGAGCCTAAGCAAACAAACTCACCAGGTGCGAGAGTCGCTGCAGCGCTGGCGCTGTAAAATTCACATTCCAACGTCGGGCCTGACTGCCAGGTACCCGTGGTGATCGACATTGCAAATTGGTTTTGAAGTAAAGTCATTGTTCAATTGCTCCTTATTTTTTGCTGCCGTAGAGTCGCGCGCCAATCTCGGCACGTTCGTGCAAGCTCAGACATGCAGAATTGTCTTCAACGGTCATATCGCCTTTTTGATATGCTTCCTCGATGGCGTTAAACCGCGCCTGCATCAAAGATGCCTCGGTTTCTTCGTCAACGCCATTTTTCTTCGCAGCTTCTTTTTTGTCGGCGGCCTCTTTGTCGGCAGCTTCTTTATCGGCCTTTTCTTTTTCAGCTTTTTCGTCGTTTTCCTTCTTTTCCTTGTCGGCCTTTTCCTTGTCTTCTTTTTCTTTCTTCGCCTTTTCTTCGTCGTCATCGGCGTTTTTCTTCAGCGTCTTGTACGCTGCGATAAGATCGCCGACGCTCACCTTGACGCCATCAACGTCATACTCATAGGTGCCATTCAGCATGAGCTTGGCGCTCTTGATCTGCTCGATCGCATCGGCTAGGCCAATTTCTTGACCGTCGATTTCGACGAACATTTCCTCGCCGGCGTTGGTTTTGATTTCTTCGCGAGAGACAATTTTCTTTAAAAATTTGCCGATCATTGAACCGCTCCTTGTATTGCTAATATTAATCTTACTCATAGTGTCTTGGGTTTGTCCACCCTTACTATTAACAAAAATTGGATTCTTCGCCATCTCATAGCGCGGTCGAGCGACGATGGCGAGATGCTCGTATTTTCCAGAAAGCAGCTCGCGGTCATATACTACATTATTATATGTGCCGCCGCCGGCATACTGGTCCGGGTACCAGGCGGTCGATACACCATAACCGTCTTCGAGTAGTTTAACGGCTGCCTCATCATCTACAATGAAGTCGGCATACCAACACTCGTCGAGATCATTATACTGAAGACCAGACACGCGGCCGACGACCGGCAGCTTGTCGATGTTTTCATGAGTGATTGGCGAGTCGGGATGCTCAATGATGATTGGAATGCCGTGCGCGCTCGACGACATGGCATCAAGAGCGTTCTTTGTCACCAGCACCTTTTCGTCTTTGTACTGCACAACACCACTACGCATACAAGGCATTCTTATGACTTTACCAACGGGCAACATATTATCCCTCCGGTTATGCTTCAATGACTCTATCTTCTCATATCGCGCCCACTCGCGGGTATCTTTTTCAGCCTGGTCGTTAAAGTCGGCCGGCAACGCGGTATTGAACGATTCAAGCTCTTTCACAAATTCGAGCATGTCGGCTTGATAAGCTGGCCAGTCGAAGCCGTCTTCGATCACCAGGTCGCGCTCGTCTTCGGTCGCGCCTTCATGAGCTGGCTGGTATTTGTGGCCAAGCGCCATACGCGCAAACTCGCTCGACTCATGCCTGGCGAGGTATTTCCAGTTTTCGCGCCGCCGGCCATCAGGTAGGTCGGTATAGCGAGGTATGCGACGATCGAGATAGACGGTAGCGCCGCCGACGCTCGTGCCGCCGGCCCACGGTATCTCGAAGTCGGCGTTGATGCCAAAGTCGACGATGTTCAATATCTCACCGCTTTTTGATCTCAATTCCATGTGCTACCACTCCACTATAGGTTTAGCTTGGCAACGGCAATTGTAATCTTCGCCCGGGTGACATTCTTTTCCTGTGCAAAAATGCTCGGCGCTTGGCGGCGAGTCCCAGGTGTACTCATTTTTGTTAAGAGCCGCATGGCCGCCATTAGGCGTCGTTCTTACGATATGATCGCCGACGGTCACCCATTGATATTTATTAACGCCTGCGTTAACATATTGGATCTTCTTGTACTCGACCGTGAGTAGTGCCGTTTCCTGCCGCGCGATAAAGCGTGCGCGAGTTTTGTCGATTTCAAGTCGGCCTTCAATGAAGTCGCGCAGCTCTTGCCGTGGCCGCCCACCGAGTATCAGACCCTTCATATCTTTCCGCATCTTTGCAATTTCCTCAAAACCAAAGTCGCGGCAGGCCGGCATAACCTTGTTCTTGAAGTCTTTAGCGAGCAGTTTCTTGATCGGCTTGTCGTCGGTATCGAAATATTCCAAGCGCAGTTTCTTATTACCGGCCTTGCCGAGATCGGGCATGACTGAGACTGCCTTATTAAGCTTATGCTTAAACTCGATACTGACGGGGTTAAGGCTGACGACGCCCATCGACTCGATGTCGAGATTTTTGATAATGCGCTCGAAAGCATCAGGCATGGCGTCGAACGCCTTATCGCATCGTTCCTCGATTGCCTTCATGACGGCGACGTTGTAAGCAATGGCCTTTTGCAGATGCACTGGTAGCGACGGCGATGCGATGCGCCAAAAACCCTTAGTGAACGTGCCGCCAAGCTCTTTGATCTCTTTCGAGATCGCTGCGTTAATGTGGCCGCGAAACGTGCCGCGTGTAAACTGCACAGTGCCGTTTCTAAGCGCGCTTTCAAGCGGCGTGTACTTTGCATTGTCGAGCCGATCAGAGCCACGCGTGGCCGCTACCAGCGGTCTGAAGATGGCATCTATCAGCGCCGCGATAATCGCGTCAGCCAGCGGCTTATGCCAGGCGTCACGATAGATGATTGGCTCGATATATTGTCGGTTTTTACGCGGCATCTGTTCGACCTGATGACTTTGGCGGCTCACCTACCATGTCGACGCCGGTCAAATTGGTAACCTCCTCGAGCGACATCGCCTCGGTCGACTTCAGATCAAGGCCGAAAATCTTTGCGTTGTTCATTTGCTCGACAGCCATCTCAGACGTCATCAGGCCGTTGCCAAAGGCGCTTACGATGCGCGCAAGCGTGTCGGTTTTGATTAACGATTGCTCTTGATGGCTCTGCTCGCGCAACGGCGACCACTCGAAATCGAGCGTTTCAGGCACCATGCCGAACGTCTTCTGACAGAGTATTTGCAGCATTTTGATAACGCCAAATTTCACCTTTGACCTGATTTCTGTTTCGATCATGCTGTTATAATTTTCGATGTCAGAGTCGCCAGTCGAAAAGCCTTGCGGTGACACGCCAAAGAGCTTTGTCACCGGCATACGCAGATCGCACGCCAGGCCGAGCCTGATCTGATTAAGCATCTCAGCCAGGCCGGTGAATTGAATTGTC